TGTTGTTGATGTTCCTACAATCGTAACAGTACTTGTTGGTAGAGTAATTGTTATATTACCACTATAAGAAGCATGTGGTGGTGATCTTAACTGAGCATAGTGAGCGTTATTAGTCTCACAGTAAAATCTAATATATGCTGGATCTGAAGAACTTGTTCTTAAATCTATTGCTCCTCCTGATACAGCAAATACACCTCCTACTGTTCCTGTTCCAGCTATACTTACATTACTTGCTATTGTAACAGTAGAACCAAAGTTTGCAGCACCACCTACACTGAGTGAAGATGCTAAACTTACTGCACCTCCTATAGTTACAGTTCCTAGTAATCTTGTATTGCCACTTACAGATACGTCATTTTTAAAAGTACCTGCACCTACTACTGTAACAGTACCACCTACAAATAAGTTACCACCTACTGTTGCATTATTAACAGAGATGTTACCTTCTATAGAGGCTGAGATATTTGTTAAGTTAGAACCATCTCCAAAGAAAGCTGATGCACATACTTTTGCATTTGTTGCTTGAACATTAGCACCACTGATTGTTACTGTACCACCTATGTTAAGACTAGATGCTAGACTGACTGCACCTGCTATGGTTACTGTAGATCCAAAGTTAGCTGCTCCTCCAACACTGAGTGATGAAGCAAGACTGACTGCTCCTCCAACTGTGACTGTACCTAGCAGTCTTGTATTACCTGATACTGACACATCATCTTTAAAAGTACCTGCACCTGTAGCTAAGAACGTACCACCTATTGAAGTATTACCTGCTACATCTAATGTGCTATTAAAGTCTACTGCACCTACTACACTTACTGCACCAGCTACAGAAACATTAGTACCTACAGCTAAGTTACCACTAACTGAAACATTATCTTTAAATGTGGCTGCTCCTACAACATTAAGAGTACCACTGACTGATACAAAGTCACCTACATTAATATAACCTGAGACTGAGATGTTTGTTGTAATACCTAACTCAGCTTCTACGTTAGAGAGGTTACGTCCATCACCGTAAAAGAATACTGCTGTTACATTACCATTTACATTTACATTACCACTAACTGAGACATCATCTTTAAATACTGCTGTACCACCTATTGACACATTAGTAGCTACATCTAAGTTTCCACTGACTGACACATCATTCTTAAATTCAGTCTTAGCTGTAAAGGTTCCTACTCCTGTTACTGCAAGAGTACCACCTAGAGAAGTATTACCTTCTACTGATACATTACCCTTAACTCCTAGAACACCACTAACTGATACGTCATCCTTAAAGGTTCCCTTACCTACGACTGTAACTGTTGAGCTAAACGTACCTGCTCCAGTATTAACCAGTGTGCCACCTATAGAGGTATTACCTGCTACAGCCAAGGCTCCACTTACAGAGACATCATCCTTAAAGATAGCTGTACCTGTTACTGTGACTGTCCCATCTATGAGAGCATTACCTACTGAGATACTACCACCAATAGAAGCTGTTAGTCCTGTTAATGCTGAACCATCTCCAAAGTATTTAGCAGCACATACCGTACCTGTTACATGTAGTGTTGAAGCTAGACTAGCTGCTCCTGACACTCCAAAGGTTCCATTAACATGTACAGAGTTGGTTGCTATTCGCAGTGCAGTCTGAGTACCATCTGCTGTCTGTACGTTTGCTAGAGAGGTTGTAACACCTGTCCCTGTTGTACTTGCATTAACTGTAAGTAATGACCTGTACGTATTAGATATAAGTTTACCAGTAAAATTTGTCATATTGAATCCCACGTTCTATTTGCAAGTTGCCACGTTGTATTACCTATAATAGGAGCAAGTGTTGTTGGATCTAATGTCTCCCATTGTGCATATTGATCCCATGTTATTCCCCTACCACCTGTATCAGGTCTAGGATCTTGTACCATAGGATTGTCTCTAACATCTGGCACTTGATTTAATGGACTATTCTTTAAGTCATATTGTCCCTCAAAGTCTTCAGGACACACAAGTAATCCATAACTGTTTAATCTCATTACACTACGTTGATACACAAATCCACATGTATCACACATAGCTAATACGTTTGTTGTTCTACCTCTTGACATTAAGTATAAAATGTCAGTCTAGGTAACAAATAGAGAGAAGCACGTTCACGATCTTCTTCCATTGCTCTAGCTAACATTTCCTCGTAGTTTGTTTTTAACATTCCTATTCTAGTGTCTGGTACAAGAGGACGCTTCATAGACATATAGTAAGCTAGTCCCATTGTCAAACACGGTAAAAATCTTTTAGGTAAATCTGCATTCTGATCAGCAGACCTATCTACATCAGTCATATCACTTACTGTTTCTATCTTAAGTATATCTGTAGAGTTTTCTGGTATAGGCCATACAGATAATGTAGGATTATCCCTACCTCTACGTATGCTATACTGTGATGATCTTCCTGTTTGAGTTGGTGCAGGTATGATTAAGTATTCTTCTGGAGTAATCCTTGTAAGCTGTATGTCTGTATCACCTCTGCTGAGTACAACCTCAAGAGCATTAATAGTATTACTACTTAACTCGTATGATGTCACACTGGTTGATAGAGTTACAGCCGTTGTTCCTGTAGTCCATAGAAGTATACCTCTGTTCTGCCAATCCTTAAGCATAAGGTTAATAGAACGTCTTGCAGAAGCAGGTTCATGACCAAGGGTATCTTCTCCCCCTATCATTTCACTAGCCTCTTGTATAACTTCATCTATGTCTAGATTAAAGTTGTATGTTCCTGATACTGCCATTATGCTTTCCTATACTTTCTTGTCTTTCTTGCAATCTTCTTAGGTTGTCTAACGTACTGCTTTCCGGCAGCAGTCCCCCTTCTCTTTGCTTTCGTGGTCGCTGCATACTCCTTTGATGACAGGCTTTTGATTGCCTTCGCTGGAAGATATCTTTCTCCTGTCTTGCTGGACGGTTTCCCTGACTTGGTTCTCCATTTCTGCTTACTCCACTTACTTAGTTTATTGCTTTTCTTTTTCTTTGGTCCTGAGTATGTTCCACCTGAACCTTTGTAATACTTAACTGCTAGTTGCATTGCCCTTGCTGAATGCTTACCACCCATCTTAGCTTTTGCTCTAGCTTTAGCAGCAGCCCATTTCTTAGGATCACGTTTAGTAGCTGTGCCACTAGACTTTTTTGCTGCCATCTTAACCCCAATCTGTTTTAACAGTGCATTCACTGCAACTACATTGTTTACATACTTCTATTTCTTTATTCTCATTATCTATTACTTTAGTTAAAGCTACTCCACAATGAGAATCATGTCCACAGTTTTTACAAGTACTCATTTACCTACTTTCTTCATAGCAGCAGTATGTGCTTTCGTAAAAGTATTACCTTTTTTCATCTCACTTCTCATAAAAGACATATGTTTTTTAGTGTGATGAACTGAATGTTTCTTTAAAGTGTCAGTCTGACTCTTCGTCAGTTTCTTCGACTTCGATGATTTCTTCTTCGGCTTCAACAATTTCTTCTTCCTTTACAACTGAAGCTTCTACTTTAGATGCTTTCTGTTCTGCTATAAAATCTTTAACACTATCAACATATACTAGGTTACCAGTTCTTTTGTCCCATACTCTTTTAGGTTTATACATTTAACATCTCCATCTCTTTCTAGCTTGTCTAAGTCTGCTATTTGGATTCTTAGCAGCCTTGGGGAATTTTTTCATTTGTCCTGCTGATCTAGCACAGTAGCTTTTACGTCTTGCTGCTTTCTTACCAGTAGGGTTCTTCTCAGTTACGGCAGTCTTTAGTTTAGATCCGGGGTTCTGTCTTCTATATTTAGCAACACCCTTGGCAGTAAGACCAGCACCAGATTTGGTAGGACGTTTTTGTCCTCCTCCAATGGTCATGCCCTTCATATTACTAGGCTTTCTTTTTTTCTTAGTCTTTAGTGCCATAAGTGTTCCTGTATCTCTGTACTAGATAATCACAGTAGTCTTGAAACCATACGTGCCAATCTGTGTAGTCTTCTTTGTCTGGCTTACGTACACTATAATCTATCTTATCAGTACTACCGTAATCCATTAGTACATCTTATTAGAATAGGTAGCTTTACCCATTCCTCGTAAAGCTTTGCCACCACCTCTACGAAAGACTGTTTTCTTTCTAGGAGTTACTTTACCTCCCATGTTACGTTTGACTTTACCACCCATGTTACGTTTAACTTTGCCACCGTACTTTTTAATTTGAAAACCACTAGATTCTTTAGCAACTATTTCATCAAATTCTTTAGCTTGATCTCTAGTAATAGCTCTTCCATCCTTAATTCTTGAAGCAACATCACGACCACTTCCTGCTCCAGCATCTAATTCTAATTGATTAGAATTAAGACGTTGCTCTTTAGTCATCATTTCTTTTCCAGATTTTAAAGGTATTCCAGCATCATCTAGATCTTGTGATTCTTTTAGACGAGCTAGTTTTTTTCTATCTTTAGGAGCCACATTACCGGGATCGCTTATTCGTTTTGGATTAGGTTTTTTAGGTTTATAGTTACCAGCACCTGCATCGTTTTCTGCTTGTGTTCTTGACTTTTTTAATTTTGCAGCAGCTTTTATATTTTTAACAGCTACTGTAGGTGTTACTTCTAAATTTTTAGCTGCTTTATTAGCTGCTTTATTAAGAGTTATTTTTTCAGATCTACTAAGTTTTCCTACTTTATTAGCTGCTTGTGTAACTGCTGGAGTTAAAAATTTTATAAATGCTGATATAGTTGCTGACATATCTAATCTCCTACAGAAACTTTAAAAGATTTACCTTGAGAGTAATCTTCTTCTACAACTACGTCACTCTCTTTACCTGTAACACTTGGTCCTTTACGAGCAGCACCATATCCTTGTCCAGTTGGTCTGCCTAATACTTCATCCAAATCTACTGGAGTTGGTATCTGTGATATGGGTCCACCCATTTAACTTCTCCTTTTCTTTCGTCTTGCTTCACTTAATGCGATAGCAATAGCTTGTTTACGATTAGTAACTTTTTTACCAGAGCTACTCTTTAACTTCTTTTTTTTAAACTCACTCATTACTTTCTTAACTTTTTTCTTCTTTCCGGGCTTCATGATCTGCTGTCTAACTGAGCTACGACTTATCATAACATCCTGCTACATAACCATTACCATCCATATTCCCTTTAATAGTTTTACTTCCAGTTCCTTTTCCATATTTAAGGACTTGACCACCACCCATCTTTTTAACCATGCCTCCAGCTTTTTTATACCCCATTTTATTACGAGTAACTGTAGGTAACATAGGTAAACCTTTATTACCTGCTGGCATATCTTTTAAAGAACCACCAGCCATCTTTTTTTTAATTGGAAGTTTTGTTCCTTCTAATTTTTTAGATTTTCGTTTTTTTGGTAAGGCACCTCCCGGTCCACCTATTGCTTTTTTTGCTACT